TGTCAATAGGGAAGATGAAGACTTGGTAACAAAACTGGTCGAAGAGCGTATTAATGAGAATCTTAAACCTATAAAAGACAAACTGGATAGTGCTTATGCAGCTAGAGATGAGGCACTTAAAAAGATTGCCGAATATGAACAAAAAGATAGAGAAGCGGAGCTAAAGAGACTACAAGATGAAGGTAAGCACAAGGAAGCATACGAAATTCAACTGGCCGAAGAAAAAGCTAAAAGAGAAGTGCTTGAGAAAAGAAATGTAGAATTGACAAGAGATATCGGATTAAAGACCATATTGACAGGGTATACATTTAGAAGCACAACAGCGTCAGAGATGGCTTATAAGGAAGTTATTGGGCAACTTATCCAAAATGAAAATGGAAACTGGGTACATCGTTCAGGCATTTCAGTTGAAGATTTTGTAAAAACCTTTGCTGAAAATGAAGAAAATTCTTTCTTATTTCAACCTAAAATCTCTTCAGGATCTGGCAGTTCAGGCACAACAACAACAAACACAAAAGAAGCACCTAAATCTATATTTGACCTTTCTCAAGAGGAAGTGTTAAAAAGAATTAGAGAGGGTAAACTTCGTTAAATAAACAAATAAATTTTAAGGAATAAAAATGACTATAAAGTCTTATACAGGTGCTCTTGGTGATGCTTATGTATTACAAGAAGCGATTAGCGCATACTCAGATGAAGCTTACTCAAATGCTAAAAAGTTATCTGGAACAGGTATTGTAGGTACTAACCCTTTAATCAACACTGATACAGAAACTTTTGTTGGTCAAGTTCGTTGGTTGAAACCTTTAAACCCAACCATTAACGTTGCATCTTTAACTGATTCTGCTGTAGGCGATAAAACTACTTTTGCATCTGACTTTTTACGTTATGTTAAAAGTGTTCGTACGCACGGTGCTGAAAAAGTTAACATGCAACAAATTGTCACTCAATCAGATGGTCTTGCTAAGGTAGGACGTGATTTGGGCGAAACTCGTGGCCAAGATGAGCATAACGCAATCTTAGCTGTATTGAAAGGTGTTGCAATCTCTGAAGTCCTTAACGGTGCCGCTGCAGGCTCAGGCGTTACAGGTCTTGGTGGTCAATCATTTGACAATGATCCAACCGACAAAAAGTATGGTTTCTATGTTGATCTTGGAGCCGCAAAACCTATTGTTGACGCAACTGTTTCTGTTCAAGGCGCAGCTCGTGCTGAGGGCTTTTTACAAGCTATCGGCAAAGCGTTCAAAGACTATGAACCTGAATATGCTTACTTAGTTACTTCTCCTGAAGTATATGCATCTTTACGTTCAGCAAACTTAGTTGATGAAATTGGTGTGACTGATGGTAACATTATGTTCAGTACTATTTTCAACGGTAAATTCCGTATTATTCAGACTCGTGCAAGCCAAGGCTTCACAACCGCTGAATTGGCAAAATTAAACACAGGCAACGGTGTTGATATTGTCGGTACTAAAACTAGCTTCATCGTACTTCCGGGTGCTATTGCTCTTGAGTCTTTGACAGTCCCTGATCAAGTTGAGATTTATCGTAATGCCAATTCTTATAAAGGTGGCGGTGCTACTTCTATTTGGTATCGTTGGGGTTACGTATTAGCTCCTGCAGGGTATGACTGGAATGGTTCACAAGACAAATTTGTAAGTGATACTGAATACAAATCTGTTATGGAAGGCGGTGTCGCTAAAACTGTAATTGATGCTACATCTACTACTGCAAGTACAGGTACTTGGACTCGTAAAGCTGCTTCAGCCCTTTCTTTAGGTATTTTGCCAGTATTTCACTCTTAAGGAGTATTTATGGCACTCATTAAAGGTACAAACTCATACGCCACAGTGTTAGAAGCTGATACGTATTTTTCAGACAGATTAGATGTTACTGCATGGACTTCAGCTTCTGAAGATCGAAAATCTCAAGCCTTGATTACAGCAACATCTATGTTGGATGATTTGACCTGGAATGGAGCTGCTACAAACTCTTCCCAAAGTCTAGCTTTTCCAAGATCAGGTTATTATTTTGACCCAAGATTAGGAATTACTGTAGAAATGATCAATATCCCTTTAAGGATATCCAATGCTTGTCTACAACTTGCCAATCATCTTTTAAACAATGATGGTCTATTGGATGATACAGGCTCTGTTATTGATTTAAATGTTGGTGGTATTTCTTTGAGTAGGATTCGGAATCCCTCAAAAGTACCTTCAACAGTTAAAAGACTAATAAGACCTTTATTATCCAATACTACCGCCAATGCTTGGTGGCGGGCAAACTGATGAGTTATTCTAAACTTATTGATAAGAATATTGATCTTGCTTTTAAATCGGTGAAAGACTTAGCGATTGTTATAACTTTCACCGGTAAAACAAGTTCTGCATTTAATTTTAATACAGGAATTGCCAAAAATACTTTTGAGAGTATAGATGTTAAAGCTATTATATTAGACGTTTCTAAACCTTCTGAAAATTTAAATACTCAATCTCAACAAATAATGTTTAAAACAAGTGATATCCCAGAACCAAGATTGTACGATACGATTTTAATTCAAGATATTGTTTGGAAAATAACAAAATATGTTAAGAATGACATGTCCATTACTGTTGTTGAAGTAAGCAGAGAGGTCTAGTAATGGGAAAATATACCAGTTTAGAAACAAATGTATTTTCCATTTTTGCAAGCAATATTTGGAAAAGTGAAAAAATAAATACATATCCAAACAATTTTGTAGTGACTAAAAATTCTGGAGAATTTATTAGAGTCACTATAATCCCTAGCGGAAAAGGTATAAATCTTATATCTACCTCAGGAATATTAATAATAGATATATTTACACTTGCAGGAGAGGGTACTAAAAAAGCCTCTCTTATTGCAGATAAGCTTGATGACTATTTAGTTGGAAAGTCGATAATAACTTTAGAAAAGTATGCCACTCAATTTAATGGCAGTTCTCTTTCTTTCAGCGGTATCGATAAAGATAATACTTCGCTATTTAGATCAAATTATACAATACCTTTTAATTTTTACGGAGCTTTATAAAAATGGCACATATTTCTTCTATTGGCGCTGCAATGTTCACAGATCTTTCTGTTATTACTGGTACTGTTGTTGCCGGTAAAGCTGAAGTTTTACCAACTCAACCTGCAACTAAAGATGCGACAGGCTTTCAATCATTATTTACTACTGCAACTTCAGTTTCCAAATATGCTAAAATAGGTAACGTTAGAGAGTTTCCCGCGATTGGCACACCAGCTAATATCGTTAGTGTTCCTGTTTATGGTCAAAAACAAGGTCAAAGTATCGGTGGCCAAGCTGACGCACCTTCTTTGGAAGTCACAATCAACTTTATTGCTAATGATTGGGCTAAGAGTACTGCAGGCACTACCCCTGCATCTTCTTTGGCTAATATGGTGGGTGACGGTATTTCTCGTGTTTGGCGTTTCACTCTTATGAATGCTGACTCTACTGCAACTGTGGGTGCATCTTTAGGTGCATATGACTCTGTTGCCGGTGGACTAGGTACTACTCAAAACAGCCAATATTATTTCTTCGGTAAGTTGGAATCTTTATTGGTAACTCCATCATTGACTGATGCTACAACTGCGACAATCGCAATTTCTGTACAATCGGATTTCTATGGTGCTTATACAATCTAAGTAAACGGACAGGGGTATTCCGAGGTCAAGAATACTTAAATAATCGTGGCCATTGATAACGATGCCCTTTCTTTTTAATTAAGGATAATTATGACAGATGAATTACAAAAACCATTTAGTACAAGTTATGTACTAAAAACTACGGCTAAGCATATGCGTAAAAGCATCGATATTAGCATAAGAAAAACATTTGAGAGAGTTAAAGAATTCGAGCCGGACACAGACAGGGCAAAAGAAGTCTTTGTAACATTATCAATATTACATCAAATGCGAAAAAATCTTGATGATTTTCAAGCTTTGAATTCAGACAATTTTAAAGGTGAGTAATTTACTCATCAATAACGGAACGGTAAAATGATTCCACAAATAAAGGTAAACAATATGTCAGGTATTA